GCTGTGGCGTTATAGGTGATGAATTCGTTAGCCATCTATATAAGTTTATCCTCCTTCCTCAGGAGAGAATGGGTTTAGCCCTTTAAGTTTAATTAACTCTGCTGTAATTTTAGTGCGTTGGTCTTTGGTCTTTGCCTTAGCCAGCGCATCTAACAATTGCTTTTTCCTTATCTCCCTTGAGGACTCTTTTGTAGGGCTGATTCCGCCTCCTGCGGGAATCAAATTCTTTTTCTGCTCACGCCTAAGTTGAGCAGTAGTTTCGTTAACTTTCTTTGCCAAATCAACCTGCCCCCTTCTCGCCAGACGACCGTATGCTATCTCAAAAGCGCCTGCTAAACCATCTGGCGCATTAGCGAAACGCTCATCCGAGTTAAGTATGGAGAACGCTTCTTTTACCAGCGGGTCGTTATAATTCCACGCTACGGGGTTACCTGAAGCATCTTTGATAACCACCTGCGGAAAAGTTCTAACAACCCACGACTCTGCCTCTCTGCGTTTTGCTTCTGCATCGGATTGAGATTTGTAGGTTTCAAACATCTTCTTGATTGAATTATCTCTTTCCTCTTTCTCAATCCTGTCAATCTCCTCATACGCCCAGATTTTATGCTCTGGGGGCGTATCAGGATTTTCAGCAAAAGCCCGCAGTTGGGCTTTGGTGTATTGACGCTGTTGCGGAACAGGTTGAGTTTTTTGCTCCGCCAATTTCTTTACTAGGTCATAGAGTTCATCTACTTTTCTCTTTTGCTCCCAGTAAAGATTTTTGAGGGGTCTATCATCTTTTACCTCTTCTTTTACTTCCTGAGGTTCGGAAGGTTCCTCTGTCGCAGGTTCTTGCCCCTCAATTTGCTCTGGCGTAGCGGGAGTTTCTTCTTCGCCTGTGGATGACTCAGGCATTACATCCTCTTTCTCTTCTTCCATTTTATTCTCCTTTTGCCCTTCTCACCCTCTGGGCTTTGGGTAGTTTGTAGGCATATACATTATACCCCCCGATTTTGCCTACTAATTCGAGGAGTTTCCAATTCATATCTGGTTTCTCGCTGGGTTTAATAAAAAATTGCCCTGGCAATGGTTTAATAGTGCCACGCAATAGACCAGAGGCAATTTGTAAACACTGCTTCCACCCCCTCTCATCAGTAAACTTTCTATTTCTGGTTTCAAGCCAGCGTTCATTCTGGTTTGTAATAGCGTAATACGCATTGGGCTTATACAATACATCATAAAGCGTATCCCCGAAATTCTCTGGGGCGTAATTATATAACCTGTTTAAAGCGGTTGAACCCATCATCAGACGGGTTTTGTAATCGCTGTCTTTTGCGCTTTCAGCGTAAATCATACTCGCTAACTCATATAAATCTCTGCTACTTTCTACTCCTGGCATATTTTCCTCGTTTGCGTTTCTTTTTACCAGCAATACTGGTATAGCAAACCGCATAAGGGTTTTTTACCCCCTTTCTACGGACTTTACGCACACAGCGTTCCATTTTAGGCCATAACCTTTTAGGGAGATTTTTATACGGCATTATTTTCTACCTCCGCGTTTTCTAAATGTTTCGGCTAATATAGCCCTTTTTCTGGTAGTGGGATTTTTACTTCTTTTTCCTTCTGCTATACAAGCAGAGGTAACGCCTTTATAACCTCTTGCTTTACACCATTTAGTAAAAGACCCCTTTTTCTTTACGGCTTTCTGCATCCATTTTTTTGCCATTTTTTCCACCCCCGTAAATTTTTCCGCTATAAAGCGTCCTGTCTGTTATTGATAACCTTTTCATAAATTCTTCATACCAATATTTCAATTTATCAAGGACTGCTTCATTCATTGTCAACATCTAAAACTATAGTATTGTCCAGATTTTGCAAATCTTTTAAGAGTTGTAAACACTTCTTGCGGTTAAATTCATAATCTTCCACCAGATTAAGAAGTTTATCAGCCGCTATAAACAATACCCGTGCCTCATAAAATTCCTTAGATGAGGGATTAAGATACGCTAATCGGCTTGCTATCTGCGATAAATAATCCAGACAATCCCTCCTGATGATATCCCACCCTGCCGAATTAGTTAACTGTTTTACCTTATCGGCCTCATCTACAAACTTCCTTAGCCCCTCTTCGTCTTTTGTTTTAGGGGTAGTTTTACGACGGGGATTTAGTTTGCGCAAGTTCCGCCTCTTTCTGTAAAGCACTGCCCTCAATATCGGGCTGGATACCCTTTGCGGCTAACACCTGTGCTTTTTCCGCATCGGTTAAATCTTTCATTTCTTGCGGTGGCACTGATGGGGGCTGCGTGGCGGGTTGGGATATTAATTCTTTCCACGCAATTTCACCCCCATCTTGCAGGTAACGCTTCAAAATATTATATACATTCATCGGGGTAACCACCCCCATCTGTAAAGGCACTGGCGATAAGAGAACCTGCACATTCCCGATAGCGCGCTCAAGTTTCAGACGGGGATTGCTGTTTATATCATTACCCCTTGCGACTATATGGTATTTGCCCTGTATCTCATCTCTTTCCATATGTATCGGTTCTATCCCTTCAGAACCCGTAACAAGGGTAAACACCCTTTCTGGCATATATTGCTGGCACAACTCTAAAATCTGGGTAAAAATCTCGCTCAACGACAATGTAAACATAGCCGCATCCAGAGAAAATACCTGCCCCATAGACGCCTGTTGCATCTGGGCTTCTGTAGCGGTTCTGGGTTCTCTGCGGTTAATCATAGACTGTAAACTGTAATCCATCACCCCCAGATATTCCTGTATAACAGTCTTTAAGAGCATTTCCTCTCTTTCATAGGAAAAATCCACCGCAGCGTTATGGTTGTCAATAATCTTTAAAGCGTCGTCTAAAGGCGTCATCCCAGGGATAGGTATGCCTTGCCCCGGGATAAATTTGACAAGGTTAGGGTTTACCACGCCAGAGCGGAATTTAAACATAGGCGCATTGCGGATAGTCTGGTTATCTATTTTCTGGTTATGCTGGGCGTCTATCTCTTTGGATATATCCTCTAAATGGGCGGGAATACCCCTTGCGGAATACCATCTGTCATCTATAACTTCGGTAGCAAACCTGATAAAAGGCCACTTTTTATGGTCATAAGGCAAAGCGGTCTTTTTTAAGACCTCTCTAAATTCAGGGGCGACTAAAAACATACACTTCTCATCTACGCCGTCTTCGTCTAAATCGTAATATGTGAAAATTTTATAGAGTTTTACCAGATGGGAAGGATTATTTAATCTCTGTATGCCCTCGTGCAGGTCTTTGGTTGTCTCTACCAATTTATCCTGCTTTATACCCGTCTGGGCTAAATAGTCAATATTATCAAGGGCTTCCTTATCTATAATGCCTTTTTGAGACCATTTCTTTAAATTCTCGTAGGGTTCATAAAATTCGTAACCGCAAAACCTTAATTTTTGAATATCTATCCCAGCATCGGAATTCACAAAGAAGTGCGCTGGGTCAATTACATTTACCACGGGGGCGTTATAGAGTTCATCCTTTAAGGTAACTTTTATCTTATCTTTGCCAGAGCGGATTTGCTCTATTACCTTCGCCAACTCTTCTAAATTATCCCCCACAACCGTCTCAGAGGTGTCAACCTTTAACTTCTGTATAAGGGCTTGCATTAACATATCATCGCTGGTCTCTAAATCAAAAACCCACATCGCCTCATCTACCGATAAATCGTCCAAAGATAAAACTTCGGTTCTGGTATCATCTTCCATACGCCAGTCAACTTCCGCAATGCAGAAACCCTTCTCAAGCATTTTATCTGTAATTAAGATTAACTTCTCTAAAAGTTTAATCTTGTAATCCGCCAGCCAATCAAGGAATTTCTCTATTTTGTTGGCTTTGTTTAAATCTGTATCCGATTGCGGTATTACCTGAACACGGGGTTTTATATTTGAATAAAGCCCTATAAGGTTAGACTTTATTTTCCTGATATACATCTCTATAGTGGGAAGGCGTAGATTGGAAGAGCCAGGGAAAGGGAAATTCTTTGTCTTCTTATGCCTTATGCGAAGGCGGTAATATTTATCGTGCTTTGTGCTCCAAGTAATAACCGCATTTTTAGCATCCTGAATGCGGGTATTTAACTCATCAAATAAAGTTTTATATGCCATAACCTGTATCACCTCTGAAAATATTTTCTGTTATGTGGGTTTGCTGTTTTTGTGTCTGGAAATATATGGGTTGCAATATCTGTTCTGCGTAAGCCAGCGTATCCACAACATCGTCCCATCGGGAAACCCCTATAGTAAGAAGTTCATCTCTCGCTTCTAAATGGTGGGGTGCTATATAATATTTACCCCTCTCAAATAGCGGTTGCAGGGATGCGATAATCCTTGAAACCTTACCGCGTTTAGTCTGCCCGCTGGCTGTGGTATAAGAATTTTTTAACTCTACTATCGGTATTTCGTAAACCCTGCGCTCCTCTGTTCTCTTCATAAAAGAGTTAAAGAATTCTTTATCCCCCGCGCCAGAGGGGATACCTACCGAAGTGCAATACCCCTTATATTGCAAAAAGAGATTTATTATACCGTCAATAAACTCTCCGCTGGGGGCGTGGGTTCTTAAATAGGTAAAAAGGTATCTATTCTGCGCTTTATCTATACCCACAACAGAAGCAACCTTAAAATCTGCGGTTTCGTCTTCAGAATACGCAGGGTCAACCGCTATTACGCAGGAATACTCATCAGGCATCTTCTTCCAATAGCGGAGCATATTCTCTTTAATGGGCATTGCCTCGTCAATAGTGGGTTTATTCCTGTATTCGGCGCTAAAAGCGGTTGTGCCTATCTTCTTTTTGCGCGCCTGTAGTTCCGAATGGGGGAACATATCAGGCCACAACTCGTGTCCCTGCGCTTCCACGCCGTCATAATAGCAGTCATAAACCAGTTTCTGCCACCCGTTATCGGGGACATCTATAATCTGCTTCAGATAGCATAAAGGGTGTATTAAAGTCCCGAAATATATAATCTGCCCTTCAGGGAGAAGTTTAGGGATAATTTCCTTATTTATCCTGCGCTTTAACTTATCTCTCTGCTCTTGGGAAGAGGCGCTTTCCTCATCTTCTAAATCGTCCAAGATGATTAAGCCATTCCTTCCGCCACGCAACTGCCCCCCTATGCCACAGGCCTCAAACGCTATCTGGCGGTTCATTATCCTATCGTGTATCACAAAATAGGTATCTGACCACTTTTTGGTGGTCAAATCCCCCCAATAGCGCCTTAAAGCATTATTTGTCTCAAATTCAGACTTAATTACCCTTGTAATGCGGTTAATAATAAAATCTTCCGATTTAGAAATAAGGGCTATATCCCCAATACCTTTAAAAAGACTAAACCATATTGAGTAAATAATCAGCCCCATAGTGCTTTTACCAAACCCTCTGGGGACAGTAACAGCCAGATAGCGGTATTTAGGCAAAGCACGATAGATTTCCTTATGGAATTTTGCAATTCTTTTATAAAGTAAGTGAGGAAAAAAGAACTGCCCAAAGACCTTAACACTGTCCTTGAACTCCTTGTATAAATTTTCTGGATTACCTAAAATTTTTGGGAGTGGGTTTTCCCTCATCATCACCCGGGGGAGGGGGGG